ACCATCATGGCGGAGAAATATCCTGAGCTCCCCGTCGTTCCGGGCGAGAAAACACGCGAGGATATTGCTGCGGAGCAGGCGGAAAAACAGCGCGTCCGGGCAGCCGGTGCGGCTGAATTTGCACGTCTGCCCAAAGGCTCCCGCAAGAAGAAACGGGCACGCGCCAGGGTATGGATTCTGGAGTCCATGTGGAACTACCGCCGCCTGCACAAGCTGTGCAAAAAAACCGCCCGTATCGAATATTGCCGGGCGTTTGCAAAGGGCGAAGTCAACGCACCGGACATGGTGCTGAATATGCTGCCCAAATATCGCGGCCACTACGGCGTGCATGCCGATGCACTGGCCAAATGGGAGGCGGCCTACATGGATCGCGGTATCATGGCGTTGACCGATGGCTACGGCACACGCGCCCATCAGAGCAAGATTGAAACCACGCCCGAACTGTACCGGATCGTGGTCGGCGCAATGGTGCGTCAGCCGCACATCAAGGCCAAATCCATCAAGCAATATCTGGAGGCTGCGCATGAGAAGCTGAACATCGTATCCACCCGCAGCATTCAACGGTACATGACGACGTGGACAGCAGAAAACAGCCAGATGTGGACATTCATCACCAATCCGGATGCATGGAAGAACGTATATATGGCGGCTGCCGGTTCGCATTTCGAGCGGATTACCGCGCTGAATATGCTCTGGGAACTGGATTCCACGCCTGCCGATTGGATGCTGAAGGATGGCAGGCATTCGGTCATCGGCTGTATTGACTTATACAGCCGCCGCCTCAAGTACCAGGTCTCGAAAACCAGCAAGTCGCTGGCCGTGTGTCAGGTGTTCCGGCGTTGTGCTCTGGATTGGGGCATGCCGAACGGCGTGCGCACCGATAACGGGCAGGATTATGTGTCCATGCAGTTCGAGACGGTGCTGCGCGATCTTGAAATCATGCACGAGATTTGCATTCCTTTCGCCTCGGAGGAAAAGGGCACGATTGAGCGATCCATGCGCACACTCTCGCACGGCATCCTTGATTTATTGCCCGGCTTTATCGGCCACAATGTGGCCGAGCGCAAGCAGATCGAGGCCAGAGCGAGCTTTGCCAAACGCATGATGCAGCACGGTGAGGTGATCGAGGCCGAAATGACAGCGGCGGAACTGCAACAACACCTGGATGACTGGTGCGAGCACATTTACGGGCGCGATGTGCATTCGGGGCTGGGCATGTCTCCCTTCGATGCGGTGCGGGCATGGAAAGAACCCGTGCGCCGCATTGAGGATGAACGGGCGCTGGACATGCTGTTGGCCGAGCTGGGTGGCGTGCGCAAGGTCGGCAAGAAAGGCATTCGGTTCGACAATCACGGCTACATCTTTGATGCGATGGGCGAGTACATCGGGCGCGATGTGATGCTGCGCTATGATGAGCAGGATATTGGTCGCCTGTATGTCTATTACCAGCAGGCGTTCGTGGCCGTGGCCGAGTGCCCGGAGATCACCGGCATTTCTCGCCGCGAGGCCGCGACCGCCATCAAGAAACGCCAGAAAAAGAAGATGGCGGAGCAAAAGAAGGAATTGCAGGCATTCGTCAAAGGCGACAAACGCAACATTGCCGAAGTCGTGTTGGAGCACCGCATTGCCGAAGCGGAAAACGTGGTGGCCATGCCGCAAAAATCGGAGCCGCACTCAACTCCCGCGCTCGCATCGGCTGCCCTGGCAGCCCGTTCAAACGACAGCACGGAGAACACCCCGCTTACACCCGAACAACAGGCCGAATACGAGCGGCTTCAGGCTCCGGATGAGCCAACGGACGAGCCGGATTCCCTGCGTGATTTAGGCCGTGATCCGGTGCGTGATTATCGCCTGTGGGAGGCGTTGAAAAAGCGTGGAGAACGAGGTGAGACATTGTTGTCTGCCGAGGTTGATTTTGTGCGCGGATACTCGACCAGTACTGAACATGATGCGATTGAGAAGTTTATTGCGGCGGAATAAAAAGGCAGCCCCGACCGTGAGAAGTCATTAGGGCTGCCAATTCAGGAGGATGAAGTATGAGAGCAAAGATATTGAAAGTCAAAAATGTGGCGAAAATGAGTGTGGCGGGCGAGGCACTCAACCAACGCGCCTACGGCATGCCGGGCATGGGGCTGGTCTATGGCCCGACCGGGGCAGGCAAAACAACAGCCATCACTTGGTATATCAATCAGTGCCACGGCGTGTATATCCGGGCATGGGCAGTGTGGTCGCCCAGTGCCATGCTGGAAGCGATCTGCACAGAATTGTCGCTACCGAAGGCTCGCTCTCTTTCTGCAATGGCATCAAACATTGTCGCCAAATTGGAGGAGACAGGCCGCCCGCTATTTATTGATGAAGCCGATTATGTGATTGAGCAGAAACGCCTGATTGAAACCCTGCGTGATCTGCATGATATGTCCACCGTGCCTGTGATCCTGATCGGGATGGACGGTATCCACCGAAAAATACAGCAACGCAAACAGGTCTCCGGGCGATTGGCGCAGTGGGTGCATTTCGAGCCGTGCGATATGGATGATGCGCGCAAACTGGCCGATGGTCTGAGTGAAGTGATTGTGGCGGATGATCTGCTGGACGCGCTGCACAAAAAAACGCACGGACTGGCACGCAATATTTGTGTCGGATTGTTTCAGATAGAGGCACTCGGCAAGAAGCTGGGCAAGGATCGCATGACGCTGGCCGACTGGCCTGCGGGTGCGCCGTTCTTTGTCGGGCCGGAGACGCATTGATGCACAAGAGAATGCGCCGCAAGTCAGGGATTAACCAGCGTACACGTGCATGGACTTCCATGCGCATCCTGCGCCGCTTTTGTCTGCCGGACATTATCGCCACGGCGGAAATATCACCGGGCAACTGTGCCAAATATGTGCGCGCACTGCGGAAGGCGGGTTATTTGCGGACGGTCCGGGCACGGCGCAGCGGCAAGGCAGGCGGAGGAGCTGTCTATCAACTGGTGCGCAATACCGGGCCGCACGCGCCGCTGGTCAAGGATGGGTTTGTGTACGATCAGAACACGGGCGAAACGATGGATAGTCAAGGATGGCTTTGTGTACGACCCGAACACGGGCGAAACGATGGAGAGCAGCCATGAGTAGCGCGTGGATTGAATCACTCATCAAGGCGTGCAAGGCATCCAGCCAGGCGGCTGTGGCCACGAAGATCGGGATGAGCCCGGCGGTGGTCAATCAGGTACTTAAAGGCTGCTATCAGGGCAATTTAACCAACGTGCAAAGGCGTGTTGAAGGCGCTCTCATGGGGATCACGGTGGATTGCCCGGTGGTGGGCGATATGCCACTCAATATCTGCATGGAAAATCAGGGGCGCTCTTTCGCGGCCACCAATCCGATGCGGGTGCAATTGCACCGGGCATGCAAATCATGCACGAACAACACACAGTCCCGCGAAGGCGGGAGGAGGGAATTATGAGCATACATCTATTGAGACCACGGAGAAATCCGCCTGCGACCCGACTGGTTGCCATATACACGCGCATCAATGGCGTGGAGAAGGTGAAGAGGGCCGCATCGTTTTCAGTGGGGATTCAAAGAGACACAGCGCAAAACAAGATCATCCGGATTTATCCGGCAGGGAGGGAATTATGAACGCAATCATCATTATCGGAGTGCTGGTGGTCATTATGTTAATTCTAAGGGCGTGGTATCAGGAAGAGAAGTCCGCGCAGAGGGAAGAGGAAGAGCGCGAGCGCTGGCTGAAGCTGGGACGGGGGTAGAAATGTAGGGCTGCCCCTTGTGGGCTGCCGTGGTTGGAACACAAGGCAGGGGATAAACCCCTGCCCTACATGGAAAAGCAAGAAAACCTTTTTCACCACGGAATACACGGAAAACACGGAAAAAAAGACAAGTACAAAAAAGGAGAATAGATATGGCGAAACGAAGAATTAAACAACAGGCGAATGTGGCTCCGGTGCCGAAGGATTTGACGGAGGCACGCACGTTCATGCGCTCCATCGGCGATCATCAGCGCGATGCGTCCCGCATTGAGCATGATCTGAACGATCAGATTGCCGCTCTGCGTGAGAAATACGCAGCACTGGCTGCACCGCACAATAAGCATGTGGAGGAACTGACCGAAGGCTTGCGCATCTATGCCGAGGCGAACCGTGAGGAGCTGACCAATCACGGCAAGAAAAAGACCGTGGATTTGGGAACGGGAGAACTCGGCTGGCGTATGCGGCCGCCCAGAGTGCTGCTGCGCAATGTGGCAGGCGTGATTGAATCGTTGCAGATGCTGAAACTCACGCGGTTTTTGCGCGAGAAGCTGGAGGTGAACAAGGAAGCGGTACTGGCTGAGCCGGAGATTGCCGAGCAGGTGAAGGGTATCACCGTGAAGCAGGACGAGGATTTCTTTGTTGTGCCTGCAGAAGATGAACTCGTGGAGGCGGCGTGATGCTAAGTTTTGATGGATTAAGCGAGCTGGATGTTTCTCTCTGTCAGGCAATCGTGACTAATTACAATACTGAACGAGCGTCTGCCGGGTTTCAGCCTGTAGACCATACCTGTGCAGTCATGGATTTAGCGGCTTGTCATCTCTACGCATACCCGCTTGATCTGCGAGCGATGAGCCACGGTGATCCTTTTGATGTAGCCCATGATATTGTGGGGATTGCGCGCCACTTAGACCGTTCAACAGGCAAACTCTCGGGATGTTTTTGTCCACGCTTTATACTTGTTGTGCCTGCCGAAGATGACCTCGTGGAAGCTGCGTGATGGCAAAGAAGATACCTACCGATCTGGACATTGTGCTTGATCCGCATGACGGGGCGGCGCGCATTGCTGTGCAAGCACTTGACGATGAACTGGATTACATCAGTAAAAATGATGCGCCGGGGGCGATTTTTGCGCAGGTGTTTCCCCGAATACAGAAGGGCGGAAAGGTTCTCGGCGTCAACCTGAAAACAATCGTGCTGGATCACGAGGCAGGGCTGAAAATTCAAGCCATCCTCAAGGCCGCTCTGAAATGAAAGGCACTTGCCCTTCTTGTGGATTCGGCGGCGGTATTGAGGCGTTTCGCAACGATGCGCAGTGGCGCAAGGCGGTGTTTGCGGCGGCAAAGCTGCCGAGTGATTGCGGCACGCGGACGCTGAATTACATGGCGATGTTTCGGCCATCTACACGCAATCTCACGCCGGAACGCGCGGCGCGCATCATTTGTGAGGTCTGCGCCATGATCACAGATGGCGTGGCGTTTGATCGGCAGATGATCAAGGCACCCAGCCATGTGTGGCGGCAGGCGTTGATGGAAATAAAGGATGCCGATATCCGCAGGCCACTCAAGAATCACCACTATCTGCTGCGCATCGTGCAATCGAAACTGGCGGCACGCACGGACGCGGATCAGGCCGAACGGCATCAGTCCCGGCGCGGGCAATCGCATGTCAATACAGGTCTGCAAGATGTAGGGCAGCCCCTTGTGGGCTGCCGATCAGGCGGCCAAACCCGGCAGGGGACAAGCCCCTGCCCTACAGACCCGCTGGACGGTGTGTCCGCCGAAGATCGTAAGCGTTGGCTGAAGAAGGCGCGTGAAGCGTTGCTGGCGGATGGATTCAGCCCGAAATTTATGGCGCAACCGTTGATCGAACAAAAGGCACGGGAAATGATAATTCGTAATCAGTTAACCACAGATGAACGCAGATAAACACAGATAAGGCCTTCATCCGTGTTTATCGGTGTTCATCGGTGGTTGAAAATAATTCGTAATTCGTAACGCAAGGCATGGAGGTAAAACATGGAAGAACTCACAATTAACAGGGATACGGTGCTGGCCGCGCTCTCCCGCCACATCGGCGAGGCGAACGGCATCACCGCCCGTGACCTGGTGGTGGAGATTATGCATAAGGCGGACACAGCCGCCAGGCTGCGGGATCTACGCCTGGTGATTCA